TTCTTCGCTCTCTCTCTCCCCAAAACGACGAATCTTGCAGCCCTCCGCCCTCTTCCGTGCGAAATCCGCGGCAAGTGGCCCCCATCCGTGCGAATAGCGCACAGCCGATTGTGACGGCCGTACCGACAATATCGGGCGACTATTCAGCCCCACTGGATAATCGAGTGCATAAACGAGGCGATGGTGGCGCTTCCTGAAAGGTTCCTGAAGGCCGTGCCGCTCAAGGGCTCCACCGAGCCCCGCCTCGCTCCGCCCGTCCCCGCCAAGAGTCTGATCCGCGAGTACGAAGAGGCGGCCAAAGAACTCGGCATCCGCCTCATGCCCTGGCAACGCCTCGCCGCCCGCTACATCACCGGAGAGACGCGCAAGCGCTGGACGTTCCGCGAGGTGGTGGTGGTCGTTGCCCGCCAGAACGGGAAGACGGAGCTGCTTATCCCGCGCATTCTCCTCGGCCTGCGTAGGGGCGAGCAAATCCTGCACACGGCGCAGAATCGTGACCTCCCGCGGCAGACATTCCTTCGGATAGCCCGACTTATTGAAGGCATGCCAGGGATTGATAAACCCCGCAGAGCGAATGGTCAAGAGGAGATCACCACGACCTGGGGCGGCCGGTACAAGCTCGTCGCTCCCAACTCGAACGTCCGTGGGGAGAGCGCCGACCTCGTACTCCTCGACGAAGTGCGCGAGCAACAGGATCAGGAAGTCATGGACGCGATCCTGCCGACGATCACCGCCCGTCCCAACCCGCAGGTCATCTACCTCTCCAATGCCGGCGACGAGGACAGCCTCGTACTCAACGATCTCCGACGCCGAATGGAAAGCGACCGGCGGTTGGCGTACCTCGAATGGAGCGCCCGACCGGACCGGCCACTCGATGATCGAGATGGCTGGGCTGAGGCGAACCCCGGTCTCGGTATCACCATCCAAGAGGAGACGCTGGAATACAACTTGGCCAACCGGCCACCCGCCAGCTTCGAGACCGAGCATCTTTGCCGCTGGGTGATCTCGATGCAGCCGCGTCTCGTGTCCGATCCCGCGTGGCAGCGCTGCCGGCGCCCCGTCGAGGCTCCCCTGCGACCATCGCTGGCGATCAGCATGGACCCATCGGGGACCCGGGCATCGGCGGCCATCGCGTGGCACCAGAGCGACGGCACGGTCGGGCTCCGCATCATCGCCGACGTCACGGGCAACCCGATCAACGTGGATCGTCTTGGTCCAGATCTCCAGCAACTCAGCCTCCGGGTGGGAGCCATCGCGACCGCCTTCGATCCCTGGACGGATGCCGACCTGGCGCGGCACCTGCGCATTGCCAAGCCCCTTGGTGGCCGCGAATACGCGAACGCATCGGAGAACTTCGTCCGCGTCATCGAGTCGGGCAGGCTCGGCTGGGAGGATGCCGATCAGGTCACTGGCGATCTCGCCTGGACGGCGCGCAAGCCCCACGAATCGGGAGCATGGCAGGCAGTCAAGGCCAAGGATGACCGGCCGATCACGGCATCACTCGCCGCGATCCGGGCCGTCTGGCTCGCGTCCGGCCCCAAACCCGCCGCTCCGAAGGTGCTGTGATGAGTCTCTGGGACAACGTCCGCCAGTTCCTGGCACTTGAGCCGATGCAGGAGCGGACGATCGTCGATCCGTTCACCGCGGCGCCCGACCTCGCCGCGCAGATCGCGGCGCTACACGCCGCCCAGGCGCAGGCGCGACCGTGGCGGCTCCCGTCGATCAGCGAGACGCTCGGCGTCCCCGCGATCCTGCGCGCCGTGACGCTCATCTCAAACACGGTGGGCAGCCTCTCGATCCAGGGCATCCGCGACGAGATGCCGATGGACGAGGCGCCGCGCGTCATCACCCGCCCCGACCCATTCCGGACGCCGCAGGAGGTCTACCGGGACATGGCCTGGGCGATGGCAACACGGGGCGAGACGGTCCTCTGGATCGCCGCCCGCGACTCCAACACGGTGCCTCTGTCCCTGATCGTCGTGCCGCTGGCCGAGCTGACCGTCGAAGAGAACATGCGCAACCGGCTCTACCCGATCTACAAATGGGGCACGGTCGCCTCGACGCGGTACTCGGCGGCCAATCCATCGGGCGACTTCGTCCACATCACCTTCGCGAAACAGGGTCCGCTTGACCTTCGCGGCGTGGGCCCGCTCCAGCTCTGCGGCGCGGCGGCGAGCGTGGCCGTCGAGGCGCAGGAATGGGCGGCCAACTTCTTCGCCGGTGGCGGCGGAATCGGATCCGTGGAGCTCCACTCCGAAGTGGACATTAGCGACGCCGAAGCCGCCGTCCTCAAGGCGCAGTGGATCGCGACCCCCTCGAACATGCCGAAGGTCACGAACCCTTCGCTCACGCTCAAGGAGTTCGGGGTCAACGAGCAGGGCGCCCAGATGATGCAGGCCCGCGACTACCAGAACGGCGATGCGGCCCGCATGTTCGGGATCCCCGGCTCGCTTCTCGACTACAGCTCGCCGGGCAGCTCGCTCACCTACCAGAACCTCGAAGGCGAGTTCGGCAAGTTCGTTCGTGGCTGCCTCGCGATCAACTACCTCGCGCCGATCGAGCAGGCCCTCTCCGACCTGCTTCCTCGCGCGATCGTCGCCCGCTTCTACGTCGATGGCCTCCTGCGGGCGGACATCAAGACGCGGTACGAGGTCTACGCCTCCGGCATCACGTCGGGCGTCCTCACGGTTGACGAGGCGCGCACGAAAGAGGGCCTCGCCCCCGGCAATGTCGAAGTGGCGCGCGTCCCGCCCGCCATGCCGCAGGCCGTCCCGTCCAGCCTGCCGATGCAGGAGCGGTCGGCCGAGGTCCCCATGCAGCAACGTTCCGCCGAAGTCCAATGCACCGGGATGCGCCTACGGAGCATGTCTGCCGGCCAGAGCAAGCGACTGGTTGTGTGCGGCAAGTTGCTTGCCCTAGAAGGCCCGTTCATTGGCACTTGTCCGCGGTGCAGGAAGGTCTATGGCATCACCGCCCCTGCGGCATGAAGCTCGACGCCATCGCACGGGAAGGCCACTTCGTCGACCACGCCCTCCCCGTCTGGCTGGCCCTGCCGCCGGAGGTCCGTGGCACGTTCTACCTGCTGGCCGGACGGGATCGGCCAGAGGTCCCCAACCGCCGCCGCGGTCAGCCTCCGCGCTCAAACGTCCCGACGCTGACGGCATCCGCCGGAGACCTCGTCTTCTCCCGCAAGCTCGGCCGCCCGACCGCGATCATGGAGCACGGCTGCGGCCAGTCATTCGGCGGCGACCCGCGGCGGGGATCGCACTCGTCGTATGCCGGCGGCGTCGCCCGTGACGCGCAACTGTTCCTGCATCCCGGCCCGCATCCGGCCGCGCGCGACCGGGCGGTGCATCCCGTGGCAAGGGTGGAGATCGTCGGCTGCCCGAAACTCGACGCGCTGCCCCGCAAGCCGGAGCGCGACAGGATCTCCGTGGTGTGCGTGAGTTTTCACTGGGACTCCCGCGTCTGCCTGGAGACGAGGTCCGCGTGGCGGGAGTTCGACGACCAACTGGCGCTCCTCGCGGTGGCGCCTGGCCTGAAGGTCATCGGCCACGGCCATCCGCGGATCATCGACACCTTGGCCCGCCGGTACGCGGTACATGGGATCGAGACCGTTCGGACGTTCGAGGAGGTGTGCCGCCGGGCAGATGTCTACGTCAACGACGCCTCTTCCACGCTCTTCGAGTTCGCCGCCACCGGGCGCCCCGTCGTCGTTCTTAACGCCAGCTTCTATCGGAGGTCGATCAACCATGGCCTGCGTTTCTGGGAGGCTGCCACTGTGGGCGTTCAGGTCACTGCCGCGACGGAGCGGCGGCTTACCCCAAGCCTCGTTGATGCCGTTCGGCGGGCACTCGCGGACCCCCCGGCGCAGCGGGCGGCGCGGGAGACGGCGCTCGATCTCGTCTACGCCTTCCGGTCGGGCGGGGCCGCGCGGGCGGCGGGCGTGCTCGTGGATTGGGGTGGCTCTCTATGAGTAAGCGGTTTGAGCGGAAACTCCGGATCGTCGAGGTCATCTGGCTCGACTGCCAGTTGTTCGTCGGCGGCTGGGAGTCGCACGTAGCGATCATGCGGGATCGTGGCCGCGTCAAGCAGCGGTCGGTCGGGTACGTCCTCGCCGACGACAAGAGGGGCATCGTGCTCACCGAGTCGCTGAGTCAGGGCGGTAACGTGTACGGCACCGTGGAGATCCCCCGGAGACAGATCCTCAAGCAACGGCGGATCCGGTGAGGCACTACATCCTCACCCGTTCGGCCTATAGCCCGGCGACCCCGATCGAGCAGAACCACCGTCGCCTTGCCCTGCTCGCGGGCGTCACGGCCGCGTCGCTCCGGGCACAGACGGAGCGACGGCTGACGTGGCTCGTCCTGATCGACCGGGACGATCCTCTGCTCGCCGAGCGCCGGGCCGCGATCGAGTCAGCCGATCTCCCCTACATCCTCGCCCCGGCTGAGCGGCTCGAGCGGACGATGATCCATGACCGGCCCTACGGCCCGTGGGCGAAGCACATCCGCTGGGGTGAGCCGACCTTGACGACACGGCTGGACGATGATGATGCCATCGCTCCGTGGACGATGGAGCGGGTGCGGGTGGCCGCGGGAACCGGATTGTCGCGGGTCGTCTGGACGCTGCCGGTCGGCTACCGCGTGATCGGAGACAAGGCGTACCGCATCCGCTGGCCCCTCGCCCAGTTCGGGACGCTCCAAGCACCGCCCCGTGCCCGCGCGACGATCTATGACGTGAACCATGTCCGCGTCGGCCAGCTCGGGCGGTTGCGCCCCGTGAGCGAGGAACCGGCCTGGCTCTGGGTCCGCCATACCCTGACCCGGAGCCGCATCAATGTCGGCCGGCAGACAACGATGGAGGGTCGCGACGAGGGGGACG